TTAAAGCGTGTAAAGTCTCACCGCATACAGTTGCAATCGTCCGATCCCGTGAAGGAGAAACCTTAAAGGACTCAAAGAAGCACCTTCGAGCCTTAATTGGAACTGCTACCCATCTTGCCGTTGAAAAACTCATAACGAAGTTGAATGACGATGAAATACCATCAGGAGTCCTACCAATCGCTACCGGCATCCTTATCGACAAGCATCGCCAGTACGAAGGTGAGCCTACTCAAGTCATTGAAGTAAAGAAATCTCTATCCCTCGATGAGATCCGAGCCGAGCTGGCCAACCTGAAGGATGAAAAAGTCATCGAGGCAGAAGTCACCGATACATAATAACCAGCGAGAGTGGTATGCTCTCCTGACTTTGTTCTTCTTTTTCCTCGAACGGGATTTAATAGTCGAATGCTTTTTTATCGCCTTGAAAGTAATATTTAAGATATTAGGGTAAAGTATCACCGACATATAATCTCAAGATAGCCCGAATAATCGCCTAGAAGGCACACAGGGCTGTCTTTTAACTTCGATACATCCAATCTACAACACTAGGGTATAAGACCGCCAATCCCGCCATTCCTCTGAATGCCCTCTTTGACGGCATTGGATTTATATCGAATGCCCGATTAGCTGTGATTGACCGAACCTTATCCTTATACCTCTTTGACGGGATTAGATCCATATCGAAAGTCTGCTTAAAGATTTTAGATTCCACCTTAATATTTTGAACGAGTGAATGGTTAGGCTGAGTAATACCTGTTCTGCCGGTTAATCGGTTGAGCGAGTGGATCGGTTTTAATCTTCTTTTCGAGTGAGCTTGTAGGCTGGCAATGTAGTCCACCTGGTACGGCCGCCTAAAGCGGTTGGCGGACTGGTGCGTAAGCTTTAGCTTTTGGGCCGGCTTACGGGCCAAAGCATTAGTCCGAAGGAGGACTACTAACAGCCTGTATTTTTTCATGTTGGAGAGTACGACGAATTTAATATTATATATATATATATATATATAGTTTTTTCGGACTACTATCAGATCAATTAAATAGTTAACCTATTCGCTTTTAAGATTTAGTCGTAAAGAGTAGGTAGTTTGATTGCCTGGGCCACCCTTTTCGATGTCAATTTTGTCCTTAATTTCGGACAGAATCTTGGTAAAAATGTGGTTATCTATTCGATTATTTGTTTGCTCTTTTAGGAGGGCAATCGCTCGCTCTCTTCCGACAATCGGCTTATCTTTTAACAGCTCTAGGAACTTCTCGGATAAGGCCTCATTGACCTTTTTTTGGATTGTGGAGGTTTGTCCTGGCTTTCTAAACTTAGCCTCAAGGTCGGGCTTATGTTGGAAGAGGGGGAATGTTTCGGCAGAGAACTCAAGGACCTTGGGCGGGGAGAATGGACAGTTTCGGGAGGTGGTTTCGAGGACTAGGTGTTCCTCTTCCTCGTGAGAGGTTAGGGTGAGGATAGCATCGGGATCGCGGGCAAATACCCCTGAACCACTCGCTCGGTCGATATGATCGGTCTCTGACTTATTTCCCTTTGAGAAGTGGTGGGCAAATACTATGGCGGCACCGGTTTCCTCGGAGAAATCCTCGATTAGGTTTACGATTTCACCTACTGCCTTGGCATCGTTCTCGTCTATCCCGGTTGCCAGCTTATAGTATGGATCGAGGATGATGAGATCATATTCCCGCTTTTCCGCTCGGATCTTTGTCAGGAGGTCAAGGAGTTCTGCCCGGTGACCTCGGAGTGGCCAATAGTCTAGGTGATGGTTAGGCTTAATCTCTCCCTTAAACATAGCCTTGGCTACCCGCTTAATCCTGTCAGTACCGAAGTATTTCTTCAGCTCGAAGTCTAAATACAATACCTTCGACTGCTTAACCGGCATCCCCAGCCACGGCATCCCATTGGATGCGGCGATGGCCAAGTTAATTAAGGACCAAGTCTTACCCGCCTTACTTGACCCCGAGATAATCATCTTGCACCCTTCGTGCAGACATCCCTCGATAATCTCTTCTAACTCATTGGCTGGGTTCGTTGCATAGTCCATGCACTGGCCGAATGACATAATATCGGGAAGTGGTTTAGGATCGTCATTAGATACCTCGATGGAGCGGTTTGGCATATTGGTGACTGTTGGGGAGTCCAGCATATATTCCAGTTCTACCGCTTTAAGTTGTGCTTTGTAATAGGGGTCGGTTTCAGGTCTCATTATCTTTTATGTTATTTTTGATTAGTGTTAAAATTATTTGGGGCTGTAAATTTATGTGATTTCTGACAAGCACAATAGCATCCCCTTCGGCTAAACGGTCGGCCATTTTCATCGCTTTAACGGGTGAAATCCCAAGCTTAATAAACCGTCTGACGATGGTAGCTTTAAGAAGAGTATTAATCATTCCCGCCAAAATAAGATTGGTTGCTGGGCAGAATACTTCTCGCCCTTCTCGGTCTTTGGTTTACGAGTTCCCCAAGGCAGTCGGACTAATCCGAGGGGTGAGTTATAAATCGATGGGTCTGCTCCGAGCTTCATACTCATATGTTTAAACTGCTCGGCCTTACCTGGTATCCAATCGTACCAGCAGTGAAGACTCTGACCGCCTGAATCGACTATCATCTTGAGGGGGCAGATTGATTCGAGGGCAAGTGCCGGTCCAATCTGATCGGCCTTCGTCCAAGTCGGATCATCGATTTCGTGTACTAGATACATCCGCTCACCGGCATTATCTTTTACCCGAGGACCGATATCCTTGAATGGATTGTAAGAAATAAATTCCATCTGCCCTACCCCTTGACTGATCCCCCAATCGCCCGCCGTCTTTATCATGGTATTAAATTTATCCGCTTGGATATTAATCCATTGGTCAGATTGAAAGAGCTTGGAAACCGCCTCCTCGGCATTCAAAGGAATGGCGGCGGAGCGGAGCTGAAGCATTTCGAGATCCTCGGGTTTACCTTTTGCGTTAGATGAGATTCCGGTATCAATTGATACTTTTTTGGTCGGGCTGATAATCTTCTCACCTGACAGGATTTGATACGCACCGGTTAGTGCATTGCGGATCTCATTTGGCTGGAGCGGTCGGCGGGTAAATTCCTTGGCTACCTCGAGGCAGTAATCGTGAGCCTTTTCAAAGTCCGATTGGTGCATTGCGGCACGGAGGGTAAGGCGGGCAATAAAGGTATGATGTCCAAAGTCTCCTTGCGGGAGCCTGTCAAAGAACTCCGCCATGTTCGCTGATAGGATAGCCATTTACTCGGAACCCTCGCCCTCTATAAACTTGGCGATGTAGTCTGTCAGCTTACCTATAGCCTCGGTCTCAATTCGCCTTAAAGTACGCCTTGGTATCCCTGTTTTCGCGGCTAGTTCGGACTGGGTAAATCCCCGATGGTCCTCGGGAATATTGAGAAGCATATTCTTCAGCTTGGCATCGGTTGCCATTTGCTTGGCGATTTGACTATCGTCCGTCCCCATCGACACTAACCCACCTATCTATCATTCCCTTTGGAAGTCCCGCCTCTGAGACATGGTGATCATTTTCATCCGGCTCATATCCTTTGCGAGAAATGTGAACTATCTCCGTAAGCACATTGTGGGTACATCCCCATCTTCTGATCGCCCATGCTTCGTTCGGAAATCTTATATCGTCAAATACGATTGTCCGCTTGTCGATATAAGGGAGAGCCGCCTTATAGGCTAGGTCGATCCATATATTTGGATAAACCCCTTCCCTTCCCCACTCCGTCCCGAGACTTTGTAATAACTGCCTGGTATTAATTCCATCGGGAAAGTTGGGAATGGGTTCTTCTTTAAAATGCAGATACTTTTCCCCCGGCAGAATGACCTTGAGCATTTCTTTTATGGGAGTGGCGAAGGATAGGGTTACCGCCTCGACATAAGATTTAGCATAGGTCGATTTCCCTACCATTTTTGGACCTGTCAGTCCGATAATTTTATTGGTCATGTAGTGATGAATAGTGATGTTATTATTGTTAAAATGAAGGCGGCCACGATGTAGAATAAAACGAGGACTGTAGTGATGAATAAGCCGATTAAGCCGATTGAGCGGAGGAGTTTCATGCTTTCTTACGGAAAATCGATATTCAAATGTCCGTCTTTATTTTCGACTATTAATTTCACATCCAATGTACCATGCCTTGACTGATTTAATAACTGGTCTTTTAACCGGTTAGTAATTTGATCGATGATATAATAATTCTGCTCGGAATCCTCTAATACAAAAATTGTTTTTACCCCCTTTTTTTCAAAATAAAAATGTATTTTTGCGGAGTAAGGATCGTCTCCAACTATTAATGCTCCAAGTAAATGCCCTAGTATTTCGTATTCACCCACTTCAGGGTAAGGAAAATTTTCAATTTTAAATGTATCTGTCATAATTTATTTTATTTAGTAATGCGTTTTAATTTCCCCCTCTGCCGCCAAGGGTAGCCCTGGCATATAAAGAGGTTCTTCGGTTAGTAGTTTGATCATTAAATCGAGTGCCGCCTGTCCCTCCGATTCGGCAACTTCAACAGTTACGGAATCGTGGACATGAAGGACAACGGGGAGTCCAGCCGCCTCGATCTTGAGGAGAGAATCTGCCATCAGTTCTCTCGCTGTTGCCTGAACGAGGTTCTCTAAAAGTAATCCGCCATACAGCTTCATCCGCCCTTGCCCTCGTACCTTCTGACCAGTCAACTCTCGGCCATCATCCTTTACATGGAAATAACGGATCGGCTTCCCTGACTTACAGATCATCGTGGCACACTCGGGAGTCTGCCTTGCCTCCTCTCGGATGTGGTCCTCGCACTTCTTCCAAAGCTCGACAATCTTAGGGTTCTGATTTCTAAAATCTTTGACCTGTTTACGGGACTCAGAATCGGTCATATTTAATTTACCGCCGGTTAAAGCCTGTGCCACTTGACCGAACTTCTTCGGACCGCATCCGTAGCCCAAACCCAACACACGGGCTTTACATAAGTGTCGAAGTTCCGGGGCTAAGTCTTTCATCGGTTCATCCTCGTTATAGAGTCCAGTCGCACGGCCATGTGCCTCGTAAAGATCAATCCCGCCTCTGACTAGCCCAAGGAAATCGAAGTCACCACAGAGGTACGCTAAAACGCGCGGCTCGATTTGTGAAAGATCCGCAGAGACCATTACTCGGCCTTTACCGGGAGTAAGACATTTCTTAGCCGATGTACCCTCAACCTCGTCCCGAGGAATGCCTTGAAAGTTTAATCCACCCGCACCACTCCATCGACCGGTATGCGGAGCACCGCAGTATTTCAATCGGGTGGATACTCGATGATCGGGACGGACTCGTAAGATCATGCTGATATATGTCTGCCTCGCTTTGTTGGCTTTTCTCCACCTTGTCATCGCTTCCAAGATTGGAGCATACTGCGGATTCTGAGCCTTCCATAAAAGTAATTCCGAATCTCCCTCTTGAGTAGATTTAGGAGGTTCGACATTCTGCATCTTTAAGTAGGCGGCCATAGCAACAGTCGAAGTCGGTTCACCCCCACCTGGTCCAACCCAGGGCAGAAAGGTTTCGACCTCCTTCATTATTGCCTCGGTCTTATTAATAGACTGCTGGCAAAGATTCTGATCGATTGCCATCCCGCGGCTTGCAGTCCTTCGAGTAAATGCGGACAATAGAAATTCTTTCTCGGGGAAGGAGTCTTTCAGTTCATTGTAAATCCGAATACACGCTCGGCTGTCACCCAGTGCATACTCTTTGAACGATTCATTTCCGAGAATCTCTTCG